TTGAGTGTGACGAACAGTTTTTGAGTGCTGGATTGGTTTATTTGACAGAAATAAATGCAAGGGCCCGTCGTCAGGCATGGCTTAAGTTGGAAGAGGGATTATGAAAGAGGATTGGGACGGCTACCCTGCCGGTGCCATAGTACTGGCACCTGGCTCGGGAATCATACTAGAAATACAGGGGCCAGCTAGAAGGTGGACGGTGAAGGGGTTAGTGAGTCAGCGTACTTATTCTTCATACGCGCAACAAGGTCGTGTGATAGGGGCCATACACGAAAAAGGCTGGCAGCTAGTAAAATCCATAGCTGAACATAACATCGTCAACGGTCGTGAAGCTGACGATGCTGTGGCCCCGTTGGGACAATTCGTATTCTACACAGGAGAAACGGAATGAATATTAAGTGGACGTTATCTAATCTTGAGAAAGTGAGAATCGCGTTGTACCGGGAATTGAGGATTGATCCGTCTTTTAGGTACGCTGATGATTCTCACCTGTCTGCCTTGGTTTCTGCGATTGAGGTTTTCCAAGATCTTGCGGATGAGAACGCAGCGTGCGCGGGCGTGTGGGTAGACGCAAAGGAGCGAATGCCGCCGGAGGACATGAGCATGGTATTTTGCTATGTGGCTGATGGCTGGTCTCTTGCCAGAGAGCTGCATTTGTACAATGGGAAATTCTCTTTTTGGGAGGACGGCACCGAGGCTTTCCCAACTCACTGGCTTGACGTGCGTCCACCACCGGGAGCAACGAAGTGAAAATCTTTGAAGCTGCGCAGGTGATGTGGACAGGTGGGTTTGTCAAGCGCGGCGACCGTAGCGAGAAGTACTTTTCAGATGGTTATGGGGTCATCCACGCAATGACGCTTAATGATAAACTGGTTCGTGCCTCCGTAAACTTAGATGACCTTCTTGCCGATGACTGGGAGATTGTGGAGTGACAACAATAAAAACTACAAGACCAATTGACTATAGATTTTGGTCCTTAATATATTATATAATATCTTATAATTGATGAAGACACATTTAATACGTTTAGACTTTTGGGCAAATAACAAGGAGATTGTGGAGTGACTGACAAGATCGACACACCGGAAACAATGAAAGAGCTGATGACGGCGCTAGACAAACAGTGGCCAGATGAAGAGTTGATCACTGAGACGATTGTCGTCCTTTCCAGATACGGGCGATTGTTGGCTGTGGTGGCCGCGATGGAGGTGATCCAAGACCTTGTGGACAATATATGAGTAAGCAACTTCAGGACGCTATCGACTTGATTGAAGATCCGAATAGGTGGACTACGGGTGCGGAGGCACGTGACACTGATGGGGAGCGTGTAGATGCGAACAACATCCGGGCGGTGCGCTGGTCAGCTTTTGGAGCGATGGTTAAAAAGCACGTTAGCATTACACTACGATTGCGGGTTGTCGCCTATTGCCGGTTCGTTCTTTTGTCCCCCAACGGGGTCGATTACATCAACGACGGTGATGACGGGCATACTCGGGTGCTCGAGGTGATGCGTTCAGTAAATCGCGGGTGGAAAATTCGGAGAGTAACGACATGACCGACACACCGGAATCCTTGCGTGCGATGGTGCGGCTACTTCATGGGTACACCGGTCACTGGGATTTGAATCCGGCAATCTCCGCCCTCACCCGATACGCCGAGCACCTTGAGAAGTGCGCAGGCGTTTGGGTAGACGTTAGAAAGCAAATGCCGAGTGATTACAGAGGCATGGTTATTGGCTTGGAATCTGCCGGTTTTGCTAGAGATATGGAGTGGTGCGACGGAAGGTTCAAGTATTGGGATGACGGTACTGAGGCTTACCCGACACATTGGCTTGCTATGAGAACACCGGGAGAGGGCAAATGAACAACATTATTGAAGCTGCGAAGGCGTTTGGAAGGGTTGAGGTTAATGCATTTGGGGTACATTACATACAGTTGTATAGTGCACAAGAGGTTGACTTTGCAATAACAGCATGTGCACAACAAACAGCAGCAAGGATAAACAAAGCATTAGATACAAGAGTCATGGTAGTAGCTGTACTACAAGGCGCATTAGTTACAGTAGAAGCCTTTACAGAGGCACTTAAGAAAGCCTTAGATCTATCAGAAATACAAATTGGGTTTATAATAGCGAAGTCCTATGGTGACAGTGTTGAATCTGGGCAGCCCCAGAAGCCTGTTCAAATACAAGGCATTGAAACTCTTACATATACACATACACATGTAGTAATATATGATGACGTGTTTGACACTGGGAACACACTTATGTCTGTGGCTTCAAACAAGTATATTGTTAATAATGCATCTTCAGTTACGACTTGTGCCTTAGTTTATAAACCACGAGGAATACAACGCCCTCATGTATATGGGTTAACAGCACCATGCAATGCTTGGTTATATGGGTCTGGGATGGATCACCAAGGGAGAGGTCGTACTCAGTCAGGAATCTTTGCTGTGGTAAACAATGCATTTTCTTAAATATTAGACTAATTGACTATAGATTTTAGTCCTTAGTATATTATATAATATCTTATAATTGAAGAGGAACATTATCGTGGCAACAAAGATAAAATTGAACAGAATTGCATCACCTAAAGGTTCGATCTTTGAAGATCGGGGTAATAATGTTAAATGGCCGACATTACGAAAGGGTTATCTTGTACCTGAAGCGATAGAGCGTATTAAAGCTAGAGCACAAGGTCCGGGGAAATCAATTGTCTTTCTGGTAGGGGAATATAAGACTAACTTCAATAAGTTCGTAAATTTGCCTCCAGAGGAACCTGCTGTATTTTTTGAATGGCTTATCAGGAGTCCGAAGAACATTGGTGGTATCTATCTTTTGTGTTGGGTAGGGCAATTTCATAATGGTTCTATCTTTCACTGTTCATATCAATATCCACAAGTGCTTAACTGGACAGAAGAAAATGGTGTTGATTATTCGGTAAATTATTTGGAGTATTGTGCGTCAAAGGTTTATCTTACAGTGGCTGATGCTATTTACAATACAGGTGAAATGGATTCAGAGGTACAAGCGTTCAAGGATGAATTTCTTAAGAGACGTATGACTGATAGAGACACATTTAATACGTTTAGGCTTTTAGGCAAATAACAAGGAGACTTTAAATGTTTAGATGTCCGGACTGTAAGAAATGGTTTGATGAATTTAAAACCATACTGCATTCTAAGGCAAGAGGTGAAGATAGGTTGTTTGCTAGTGAATGGGGATGCTTTTGTCCAAAATGCGACTTATTTGCAGGTACACTTGAAGATACGTCTAGTGACTTTGTGGGGGGACAGCCCTGTGAGGAATGTGATGAACCAGCTGTTTTAAATTCGCACTTATGTGCATCTTTAGATTGTCTTGCAAAACAGGAAGGGGGTGCGTAAATGTAATATTATTAAATTGCCAATTGATTTATTATTAATGTACTATTATAATAGTGATACATTCACAATAACTGAGGACTGACATTATGGCTTCACAAGCAGTATCAAGTCATACTGAAAGTGGGTTGACGCAAAATGAAATTAGATTGAGGATCTTGCATATCTTAGGGATTTATCCAATTATTTCCCCAACGATGTTACAAGGTGGCTTAGGACCCTTTTGTCGTCCAGCAGATTGGAGACCCATACTTTCGGAATTACTTGAAGAGGGTGTAGTCATCCGAGAGGAGGAACAACTTCCTACTACTCAGGGACGATCCAATTCATATTCGAAATTGCGTCTTACAACCACGGATTCGAACATTCGAAAGGATTAATAGGTGTCTAACGTTGAGTACTTATATAAGTTTGAGCAGAGAGTAATCCAGGACTTAAATAAGTCGGACTTAACACCTAATGATTTGTCATTGAGACCCATCTCAGGTTCGGAGGTATCTGCATGCAATATAAGCAGCGGATTGGGGGGCCTGACACCATCTGGGTATGTTATACCATACTTCAATTTGGAAGGGGATCCATTAGCATATTATAGGGTTAAGTTACTTGATGGAAATGTAAAATATAAGTCACAGAAAGGTGTTGAAAACCATATCTATTTTCCGATAGGTTTTAGGATATTACTAGATTCCATGGCAAAACTACCTGAAAGTCAACGATATATTATCGTGACAGAGGGTGAAAAGAAAGCTGCTTGTGCAGTTAAGAAAGGGATTCCATGTGCTGCATTACCTGGTGTAAACAGTTGGAAGTCTCGGTATATAACTCTGCCTGGCGATACGACTTTTGATAAAGTAATTCGTGGTAAAACTGAAGTTATCAAAGCTCATATTCCCAGAGGCGATAGTAACATTTCAGTGGTTGAAGGTTCAGGAGTAGTAGCTACAGGATTATTACAACTAATTGACTATGTCGTAAAGTATAAGTTCAATGTCATTATTATCTTTGATACAGACAAAGGAGGAGTAAAACCTGAAGTACAAAAGGCTGCTGCAGCGTTTGGATATGAACTTAAGTATAAGGGAGTCACAACATACAAGATCCGTAATCTTATTCTGCCTTGGACATCATCAGGAATAAAGGTAGGATTAGATGACTTTCTTGTAGGAGCGTTTGGACCATCATCTGGTGTGGAATCATTTAGGCGATTGATATCAACTAATTTGGCTAAGCCAAATGCATTTCCAAAACATCCTAATCCAAAGGCATTTATTAGTGGAAAGTTAGCAGGACAGAATACTAGGAAGGAAAATCAAGAGATTGCACTTACTGTTCTAATGGAACTAGAGGCTAGAGGTAAACGGTTAATTGATGAAGGGATCAACCAAGTCTATTACTTTGATGAAGAATCCTATACATTAATGCCTGTGCATTTACAGAACCAACGGATAGGCTTACATGAGACCTATTTCGGTGGGCATCTATACAAGAACTTTGATATTTCCGCTGCGGATTCAAAGGTTATCCAATGGTTGGCTACACAGTATTTTGGTGAGGCTGGTATTACACCTGTTAAGACAGCTAAGCTCTTTGCCTTCCCTCAAGGTAAGGAATTTGCGAACTGCATTGCATATCAGTTGACAAGCTCTAAATTTGTAATCATTACACCTTGGCATGATAAACCTTTCGTCATATGTAATAATGGCGATCATGGTGTACTCTTTACCCAGGGCACAGTAGATGATGATTTGGATGTTAACTTGCTGGAACAACGTTTGAATAACGATATGGCATTGCCATTAGTTGAAACACCGTTATGGTTTAACGTGCTCTCAAAGTTCAACATTGACATGGATACACCTGTTGTCGATGTTGATGGCAACATAAAGACAATGCCAATTAATAAGGTACAAGCTTATTGGACTATCACACTCTTGTACTATCTAAGTCCCTGGTTATTAAGGTGGCGTGGAACACAATTACCAATCGAAATGATTATTGGAGAAGCTGGGAGTGGTAAAAGTTCCTTATATGAACTGAGACAAATGATTCTTTCAGGTAAGACACGTTTATCTAACATGACCAATGACATTAAGGATTGGTATGCTGGTATAACATCAGCACCAGGTTTGCATGTGTTGGATAACGTTCATTTCACTGCTGGTGCTAAAGACTATAAGCAACGTTTGTCGGATGAATACTGTCGTTTAACTACGGAATTATCACCACATATCGAGATGCGGAAGTTGTATACAACTAATGATATGCAATATGTTCCAGTACATGCAGTCTTCGGTGTAACAGCTCTTGAACAGCCTTTTTACAATACAGACTTCTTACAGAGGAGTTCTATTTTTCAGGTTAAGTCTTTATCGAAGGATCATGATGCAAAATGGCTACAACGTCAAATTGAAAACGGGGGTGGAAGAGTTGGGTGGCTAGCCCATCACCTTGTAGTAATCCACAAGTTTCTTAACCTAGCCATAGAACAGGGCCAATGGAATAACGAATACAAAGCAAAACATAGGTTAGCGAATTTCGAACAGTGCTTGTTGTTAATGGCACAAGTGTTTGGTATTGATAGTAGCTTCATTATAAGCACAGTAAACACACAGATCGAAAAGGCTATAACAGAATCAGATTGGGTATTACAAGGATTAAAAGACTTTTGTCAGGAGCTTAAGGAAAAATATCCTAAAGACTATATGATGAAAACGTTCGGAGTTAAGGAGTTATCTCTTTGGGCTCAAGCGTCAGATCAGCATAGCAGGAATATAACTTTGATCAACCCATGGAAGCTCGGAAAGTATATTAAGACACATACTTTCTCGTTGGAGAAGTCTTTACATCTGAAGTTATACCAACACGTCAATAATAAGGCGATGTACCAAGTTGCTAATTAAGCAAATAATATAAAATTCTTATTTTGACCATTGATTTTATTATAGAAGCATGTATAATAATCTATAATCGCTGCAGAAGAATGAAAATGCGCGATTGGAACAAACCAACTTAAGGAACAAAAGAAAATGGCTAAGAAGAATGCACCAGCACCAGCACCCGTAGATGGGGAGATTACAGCAGAAGTAGCACCTACGAAACCGAAGGGTCAACCAGGTATTCTGTTGCCGAACGGCGTACGTCGTGTAGACTTCATTCGTAATGCATATTACAATGATCCAAAGTCAACGCGCTCGGAAATCGTAAAAACAGTTAACGCAATGCTGGTTGAAGCTGGTCGTGAAGCTGAGAAGATCCCATTCCAAATCGTATTCGCAGCAACCAAGACGAAAGAAGATCCTCGTATTAAGGCTCCTGCCGTGGTAGTTGAGGAAGCTGTTGGTGAAGGTGAAGGTGAAACTGCTCCTGCTCCTGAATAAGTTTGTTGGGGGTAGTATAGTACGGATATGGATGCTTATCACGATGATATCAAAAACTTCCCTACAATGGTAGAGAAGCTAAGGGTTGTAAAGCAGTTAAACCCGGTTGATATTTCTGAAATGAGCATCCTATCTTTTGATCCTGGCCACACTACAGGATGGGCGTATTTCCAAGGCACGTCACTAATGGAATGTGGTCAGATTGAAACTAAAGCAATTGAAAGTGCAGTACCTCAGATAGGTAAGCTTTTTTTAAAAACTAATCCTGGCATCGTCATAGCGGAAGATTATCGTGTGTACAAATGGAAACGTGATGAACACATTGGGTCGGATCTCTTGACATCTAGGATTATTGGTTGTATTGAGACTATTATCGCCTTACAATTAAATCCACCATTCCTTGTGAAACAGGGTGCTAATGTGGGAAAGTCGTTTTGTTCGGATGATAAGTTGAAAGCATGGGGGTTTTTCCGCCCAACACAAAGACACGCAATGGATGCTGTAAGGCACGGAGCACATTTTATACTCTTTGGTACAACAGCTCCATCAGGTATGAAATACACTAAATCAGGCAAAACAGTGGGATAACATCATGGCACGTTCGAAAAAAATAAGGCTTAAAGATTTTGATATCTTTGAGGATGCTGTACAACATGTAGAGACAATTAACCCAGCCCATTATAAGGGTGTGTATATTGAAAATATGGAAACAGGTAAAAATGGTACATTTGAAGTAGCTGATATCGTTTACGCATTTGCAAGTGAGAACCTGTGTCGAGGGACAGCCCTAATATACTTGTTACGTGCAGGAAAGAAAGAAGGATCAAGTGTTGACGAAGATATCCAGAAGGCAATCTGGTGGTTACGCCGAGAAATAGGTTTGACGTACGATCCATCAAAGTAATGTATGAAAACCTGTGTTGGGTGCAATATTTCAAAGCCGTATACTGAATACTATAAAAGTACGACAAGTAAGAAGGACGGATATAACAGATATTGTATCCAATGCTGTAAGGTTAATAGATCACTAGAAGCAGTCCGTAAACGTGATCGTACTAGCAGAATCTCTTATCGTCAGGAATATCGTGCTAAAGAGTTAGGTATTCATTACGAGGAAGGGATTCTCCTAGTAGAAGTCTTTAGAACACATCGGGGGATATGTTATATATGTGAAAGTTGGGTTGCAGCAGGCCATGCCAGCTTAGATCATATAAGGCCCTTATCTAAAGGTGGGACACATACTCACGACAATATTGGACTTACACATATAAAATGCAACTTACGGAAAAGTGATAAATACAATGGATGAGCTACCACTATTTCCATATCAGGAAACTAGTGCTCAGAAGATAGTTCCCAGAAAGAAGACAACATTAGTAGCACCTCCCGGAGCAGGTAAGTCTCGTACCATTATTGAAGGTATTAAACGTTCTTTTGAGGGCAATCCTCATTGCATACGTGTGCTTGTTGTTTGTACTGGACCTGCTTTAGCTACTTGGCTTAGAGAACCTGTTACTTGGGGCCTAGCAGAGCCTGAACGTATTATACATATTACAGGAGATGCATATACTAGAGGAACATTATGGAACCAAGCAAGGACAGAAAAGCGTCCCGGATTCCATGTCTACATATGTAATAATGCTGTCTTTGTACGAGACTATAATACCTATGTAATGGCTCCACATGAAAAGAGTTCTTGGGTTAAAGTACTTATATGTGATGAATACCATAAGTACATGACTAGGAGACAAAGTTCAACATATAAGTATATTGCACGCTTAAGTAGGTATATTGACCGTGCTATTTTATGCACAGGAACACCAATCTCTAAGGATGCATCATCCTTATGGAATATCTTCCACGTAGCAGCTCCAAAACTATTCGGTTCTTACCATAGGTTTGTGGCTACATATTGTATCACGGAAGAGAGCAGTTGGGGTGTTAATGTAATTGGGATCAAGAACATTAAAGCGCTTCGAGCTATCATTGAACAATACTTAATTGTTATACCTGAAAGTGTTGTAGCAGGACAATTACCGGAAGGTAAGAGAAATACAATACCTGTTTCAATGAATGAAGTACAACAAGAAGTATACGATAAGCTCTGCACAGACCTCATATATTTTGTACATAATTCCGAAGGTGATATAGCTAGTATAGTTACTTCACGTTATGGAGCAGAGCTGCTTATTAGGTTAAGGATGTTATTATGTTGTCCTAAACTTATTGACCCTTCTCTAGGTATGGGTGTTGGGTTTGAAGCTATTGTTGATATGCTTAGTTCTATGGACAACCCTACGGCAGCAATCTTTGTACCATTTCGTGACGCATGTACATATGTAGCAAATGCATTAAATGAACTGGAATATAAAGTATACGTACTTAAAGGTGGTATGACACCTCAAGATACCAAAACGGTAATTAACAACTTTGATGCTAGTTCCTTTATACAACCTACTGTGTTAATATGTACAATTGACTTTGCGGAATCGTTTGACCTTAATACTTGTAATACGTCATTCTTTTTAGGTTATGGCTTTAGAGTCAAGCAGAACAATCAGGCAGAAGGGAGGACAAGGAGAGCTTCTAGTTTGTCTAAGTTCGTAACGTGGAACTATGTCAAGTACATTAATACCATAGACGAGGAATATGCAGCTGGGATTAGTGCTGAACGTCAAATCATCCAACGTATACTTCAGCATGATAAGTCTACAAGGGGTTGAGTCGCTAGACCCCACGCCTGGTTTAAAAATTGGACCGTGGTTAATTGGTCAAATTTTAAATGACACTTGATTTTCAATTAGAGGTAATATATAATGATTAGATATTATATATTTAAGCTGATAATTAAAGATGATACCACCCAAACCACATTTTTATACTGTTGAGCTGGTAGAAGAGCCTTCCGAACTAATAGCTGGTGATCTACCAATAGCGTATATACGTACGTCAGATCGATCAGCATTTAAGCGGTGTAGACGTAAGTGGGGTTTCCAATCAGGGCTTAAACAAAACCTTGACCTTCGAGATAGACCCATATACTTCTGGATTGGGAGTGCTTGTCACTTCGCACTCGAAGATTACCACGGTTATAACTTTTATGGATCACCAATTGACGCATTGGGTGCATACGTAGAAGCACAGAAACAGTTTTCCCGAGCTAACAAACTTAAGATGCCTGATAGCTATGAAGAACAAGTAGCTATTGGTGAAGGTATCCTAACACATTATCTTCAGTGGGTTCAAAACCGTGGCTGTTATGATACGTTATGGATTGACGGAGAACCGCAGGTTGAAGTTCGTTGTACCGTCGAATTAAATATTCCTAAGGAATATCTGAACTATTGCGGCTATAGCAAAGCATTCTATCAAGGTACTTTGGATAGGGTAGCAGTAATTGATGGACAAATTTGGGTTCAGGATTGGAAGTTCTATAAGAGCATAAGCGATATGCCTCACTTAGACTTCGACCCACAGATGGGTGCTTACATTTGGTTAGGTAATGCTGTTTATCAGCAACCTATAGAGGGAGCGATCTTACAACAATTCCGTAAAGATCTTCCTAACCAACCACGCATCTTAAAGAATGGCACAATATCTGCAGCACAAAATCAAAAGACTACACACAGTCTATACCGTGATGCACTTATTAAAATGTATGGTAATGTAAACAAGGCACCACCAGCAAACATTACATTACTAGATGAAATGGCTGCACAAGAAGGCCATGATCGTGATGATTTTATCCGCCGTGATAGAACAAGGAGAACGCAAAATCAGCAGGAGTCTGAAGGTACGAAAATCCTGATGGAAGTCATGGATATGATTAACCCGGATATAGCAATGTATCCAAATCCAACTCGTGACTGCTCGTGGGATTGTCAATTACAAGACGTATGCTTGATGATGGATCGTGATGATTATTGGCAAGATGTACTTGAAGAATTGACAGCACAACGTACAGCAGATTCCGATGATTGGCGAGACTATTTACCTACATAGAGATATAAAATGGCAGAAGTACCAAAAAAAGCACCAGCACCAGCACCAGCACCAATGCCTGTTGTTCCCAGACAAACAGCACCGACTGTAACGACTTCTGGAGTTAGACCAGGACAAGTAGTTGGCTCAAAACCAGCTGTTCGTGCTGCAGCATTTAAAATTGAACCTGTATCACGTAAAACCAGGTATCTTAAATTGTTGGTCTACGGGCCCTATGGTGTAGGTAAGACACTATTAAGTGCTACATCTGCACTTGTACCTATAATGCGTGATGTTCTGATTATGAACGCAGAAGCGGGTGATCTTACGTTAAGTGACTTCCAGGATGATTACAATGTATCCCTTGATAATATCGAAGTGCAGGACTTTCATGCTCTAGGTCGAGCAAATGAATACCTTAAGAGACACTGTCAATTTAGGGATGCTAATGATATAGAGGGACTGCGTAATCTACAGGCGCAAGTCAGTGGCGTACCCGCAGAAGAAATTGCTGATGAGGATATCAAACAATATCGGACAGTAATTATTGATTCCATTACGGAAGTAGAACAATATTGTTTTAACCAGCTGCTTGGAATTACTTCGTCAATGCGATTAGACGAAGAGGGACAATCAGCAGAATGGACTGAATATAAAAAGAACCATAACATGATGTTGCGTTTGGTACGAGCATTTCGTGACCTTCCAATGCATGTTGTCTTTATCTGTGCTGCTTCCTACGTTCAGGATGAACTGAAACGTATGAAATATTCTCCAGACTTAACTGGTAAACTATCCAATAAAATCCAGGGCTTTATGGATATGGTGGGTTATTATGTTAAGATCAAGGATGATGCTGGAAAGGAAGAGCGTAGATTGTATGTCACCAGTACACCTCGTTTCGATGCAAAACATCGTTATACGGCGTTTAAAGGTGACTATTTTGCGAATCCTACCATTGGGTCGATTCTTAAAGAAGTGAATCTTCTCAGTGCGGATGGTGCTACACTAAAATAGTGATAGCTCCCAATTAAACCAACGAGGAATAGAGAAATGGCTAAGAAAGGCAGTACTGTAGCATTGGATGCTGATGAGACTGGTGTGGACTTTTCGACGGGCGAGTCGTTTGTAGTTGACCTTAACGGTGTTGAGGATTCTACATTTGAAGCGATCCCGAAAGGATACTACAATGCTAACATCAACGAAGTCGAATTTACCTACAGTCAAGCTAGCGGTAATCCAATGTGGTCTCTGAAGTATGAGATCGATAGTGGTGAGTATGAGGGACGGACGTTATTCAGTCATATGGTATTTGCAGGCAAAGGCTTGCCGATCACCAAGCGGCATTTGTCGCGAATTGCACCTGAACTGTTGGAAGGGCCTTTCGACCCACAAAACAGTGAAGTTATTGATTCGTTGCTGAACCGTCGTGTCAAGCTGAAAGTCACCATTCGTCCGTACGAGGGTGAGAAGCGTAATAACGTAGCTGATGTATTTGCAGCAGCGGGCGATGACTTCGGTTAATAGCTAAGCTAAGCGAAGCGAAGCTAAGTTAAGCTAAGCTAAGTTAAGCTAAGTGATCGTTTAGGGCCCTCATGGCTGTTACAGCAATATGTGGGTGGACTTGTGGTTTTTATTGTTGTACGTGGGGCCCTCTTTTTATGCAAGAAATAGCAGTGTTATATTACAAGAAGAAAATATCCTTAAAAGGATTAGCTGCTTTGTGTGGTGTTAGTATATTACATGATAATGATATCCTGTATTACAGGGGTGGTGAACCAACCTTTGTAAGGCATGAAGGGGTTGTTATAGGAAAATACCGTATTTTTCAGATCCACCATGTTTTACGGGTCTTAGCATTACGGGCAGATAGTACAGAGTTAGGCTCATCAAAACGTAAATTTGCCTCAAGTACATTAGAAATGTGTCATATGTACGATAGGCATTTAAAGACATTAGCATTGGAGAATCAGGGTGGCTAAACTATATATGCTTTTAAGTGGTGGTCTAGATTCAGCAGTTGCAATGCACCTGTTGGTGGTACAGAAGGAGTTAGACGTAGCAGATGTACAACCTGTAAGTGTACATTATGCACAAAAGAATTCGTTCTATGAAATGAGAGCTGCACGAGAAATCTGCATGCACCTTAAAATAGTGGCCCCACTACACATTGATATGACAAGTGTTATGGGTGTAGGTGGGCTGAATGATAAAAAGTTTGAAGTACCAAACCAATCCTATCAGGAGATGGGTTATGGTATTTCTCCGACATACGTACCATTTCGTAATGGTTTAATGCTGAGTATGTTGGCGAGTCAAGCGATGGCGGACCCTGAAGCAATTATGATAGGTTATGGTGCACATTCAGAAGATGCAGAGAATGCAGCTTATCCTGATTGTTCTGTAGATTTCCTTGATGCTATAGACTCTGCAATATCCATTGGTACTAATTCAAGGATTGCAGTGGAAGCACCCTTAATTACCATGATGAAAAAGACTGTTGTCTTAAACGGGTATTTATTAGGTACACCAATGCATCTGACGCGTTCATGTTATAAAGATCAGCCTCTACATTGTGGTATTTGTCCTACATGCATTTCTAGACGCCAAGCATTCATTGATGTTGACATAGACGATCCAACCCAATACGAGGTATAATAACATGAAAATTACCACTGATGAGATGCTTGATGCCTTTAATGAATTTAGCAACAAGACGGCATTCTATCAAGGATATGGCAAAGGTAAACTAGATGAACTTGCTTACTTAGGATTAGGTGTTGCAGGTGAAGCAGGTGAGGTAGCTGATCAGATTAAAAAGGCTTTAAGAATACATCCAATTGACACAGGTACCCTTCAAGCTCTTGGTGCACCTAATTTAGTTAAGTTATACCTGGAAATGGGTGACTTATTATGGTATTACAGTCAATTAATGCGTGTAATTGGTGTTGATCTTAAGGACATTATGCTGTTAAACATGTATAAACTTTTCCTTAGGCTAAAAGAAGATGGCAAACTTACTGATGCTGATTGGCCTAAAGACAAAATTTCCTTAGAATATGCCAAATTCTTTTATGAAAGTACACTTCAGTCAGGTGTAGAATGAAATACATATCCACTAAAACTTACCCTAATTTAGGTCCTGTAGCTTATAGACAATGGCGAGCAGATTCACACTGTAATTTAATTCATGGTTATGCATTGTCATTCCATTTTGAATTTGAGTGCGATACCTTAGATGCGCGTAACTGGTGTGTGGACTTCGGTGGGCTTAGGGATCTTAAAGGTAAATTAGAAGAATGGTTTGACCATACACTCTTAGTTGCAGAGGATGATCCTCAAAAAACAACATTGATAGCGTTACATGAAGCAAAGCTTGCTAAGGTTGTAATGTTAGACAAAACAGGTTGTGAAGGGGTTGCTGATTGGCTTTATCAGTATATAAATGAGATCTATATTCCTGGTTGGGGTGATTACGAAGCTGCAAGGGTATGGTGTTACAAGGTAGAAGTTAGAGAGACACCTAATAATATGGCTGCAAGAGTGGGGCATAGAAATGATAAAAGTATCGACTAGTAAAATAGATGTACTTAATACAGGTTTTGTAAGATTGGTTAGTTGTATGCAACCTGTGATTCCTGGGGACGTAGGTCGTGCAGGTACAGATCCAGATCCAGATCCAGATGAGATTAGCATAGGACAATATAATGATCTCGAAGTAGTACGAGTTCCTAAGCCAAAGTGGACAGGTGATTTAGAAGTTATCCGAAACGCAAGAGTATCTTACGATGCAGATTGGCGTGACACTACTGATTCAAGTGCGAGTGACAAACAAGATTCCAAGCTGATTAAGTACCTCCAAAGCAATCAACATACTAGCCCATTCGAAGCAATGGTGTTCACGTTTGAGATCAAGTGCCCTTTGTTCATAGCTCGTCAATGGCATCGTCATCGTACGTGGTCATACAACGAGGTTAGTGCTCGATATACTGAAGTGCCAAATGATATGTTTGTGCCAGCTAAGGAAACAATTAGTTCACAGCATTCATCCAACAAGCAGATGCGTACTGATATTACACACCCTAATGCTGATACCTTACATGCAGTAATTGAAGCAGCCAATGTACAAAGCTTTGAACATTATGAAACCCTGTTGGCTATGGGCTGCCCTAGAGAATTAGCAAGGGGCGTATTACCTCAAAATACATACACCAGATTTTTTGGTACGGTAGATCTGCACAATTTGTTACATTTCTTAAGGTTGAGGTTACATGAGCATGCACAGTATGAAATTCGTGCATACGCTGAAGCATTGGTACTTTTAACAAAACAGATCGTACCAGTTACAATGGAACATTTTCTTGCAGGACAAAAAATATGACGACCACGACCACGACCACTGACTTAATTGAAATGAATGAGATCCTTGACATCCAAGAAATAAAGGAATCCAGGTTTCCTGTAGTAGAACTCTTTGGTCCTACGATACAAGGGGAAGGATTGATGTCAGGCACAATTTCCCACTTCCTTCGTTTTGGAGGTTGTACTTATCGTTGTACGTGGTGTGACTCAATGCATGCTGTTGAACCTAAACAGGTTAAAGCAAACGCGCGGAAGCTTACTATAGGTGAGATCGCAAATGAAGTCTCTACACTAGGTTTAGCTCCATATGTAACCTTTACTGGTGGTGACCCATGCATGTGGAAAGGTTTAGAGCCCCTAATTAATACTTTAAATATCCGGGGTTATCAAGTAGCAATTGAAACTCAGGGTGTCTTGTTTCCTGATTGGTTGTCAAAGGCAGATGTAGTTACATTTTCACCCAAACCGCCATCTAGTGGTAATGTTACTGATATTGTACCTATACTTAACTGGATTAAAGCACATACTCGTGATGATTTTAAGCGCCAATTTAAGGTATGTATCAAGATTGTTGTAGCAGACTCTGCTGATTGGCAATATGCATTAAATGTATATAATACAATGTCACCTATTTATTATGATGCGTTCTATTTTACAGCACTAACACAACTGACAGCACCTGAAGTCACTGGTAATATAAGTATTGACGTACTCACTACAAACCTTAGGACTGAATATGTGCTGGCACATTACAGACAATTAGCAAATAATGTACTCAGATCAGGTATATTCAATACAAAAACACACGTAGGGTGTCAATTGCATACACTATTGTGGCCAACCGAAGATAAGGGAGTTTAAATGAATGATCAAGATAAAATCCTGTCTATTGAGGATGCGTTTATAAATGTTGGTCTTCCTTTAGAGGACGAAAACTTCAAGGATACACCTAAACGATGGTTTAAGTTCATCAAGCATTATATGCAACCATATGACCCTACACATGACTTAAAGGCTGCTTTCACACATGATGAAGGTAAGCTATTTGCAGATAATAAGCAGAAGTATGGGCGACCCTTAGTCTTACAACGCAATATTCCTTTTAGAGGCTTATGTGCACACCATTTATTACCTATTACAGGTCATGCACATGTAGGATATATACCTAACCAGTTTGTTGTAGGATTATCGAAAATCTCTCGTGTTGTATATGGTGTATCCCATAGTACCCCTTCATTACAGGAAACGATTGGTAATAAGATTGCAGACATTATGTACCACGACCTTGGTTCTCATGGTTCAATGGTCATTATCAATGCACAACATGGATGTATGGCTTGTAGAGGTATTGAAGAGCCTGGAGTAGATACAATCACGTCACATTTACGTGGTGTATTCAGTCAAAGTGGTGAAGCACGTAGTGAATTCCTTCAATTAATGGATATGCACTAATTTTATAAATTATAAAAAATTGCACTTGAAAGAGCCCATATATTTCCTATATAATTATAAAATGCTAACAACAGAAGAGAGTGTATGTACGCACCAGTTGCACCAGTAAGGATTTTGGAACAATTAGCATTACACAGCGTATTACCTAACTACATGATGATCATTGGTACAGATGTGCATGATGCAACAGTTAAGAGCTATACACACCTGTTACGAAGTTACCCAAACAGATTCGTTATCATGGATAATGGCGTAGCTGAACCAGGTGGTAGAGCACTCAGCTTCGATGAACTACAATATAGAGCACATCATTTAAATGTAGATGTTGTAGTACCGCCAGATGTGTTAGGTGATCGGGCACGAACAATTGATTCATATAAGGAATGTATTGATAAAAATGTATATCAGCGCCCCTTGATGCGTGTAATTCAGGGTAATGATGTTGATGACGTAATGAAATGTATTAACCAATTTAATCGCCTAAACAACAATTATGGTTATTGGGGCATACCAAGATGGATTACGAATCAATTCGGATCAAGGCTTCAATTCCTACATGAAATTCGAAATGTCGATCCTTTAGGTAAGATACATCTATTAGGGATGTCTACAAATATCCATGACGATATGTTATGTGTCGTACAACCTAACGTAATGGGTATTGATTCAGCCAATCCAATGGTAATGGCTAGAAATAAGACACCTTTCTCTTTAGATATGTATACACACTTCCCAAGGGATGATTATTGGGAAGATGTATGTTTATATGAGTTGAGTGCGTACAATGTAGATAAAGTATCACGTATAATCAGTCAGCGTAAAGATAGACGTAATGTTGAAGAAGTACGTGTTAATGTCTTGGATCATGTTCAATGACGGATTTTCATAAGCACAGGTTAAAATGTGAAGGATGCCCTTTTAGAGGTCCTAGATGTGGTTCAAAAGGGGCAGAAGATGCTCCTTTCGTCATTATAGGCGAGTCACCAGGGGCTATAGAGGTTGCTAAGAAGATACCTTTTGCTGGGCCATCTGGTAAGCTCATAAATTCTATTGTGCCTATAGGTGCAAATATACTTTACCTAAATGCATTGGAATGTAGCCCACCAAATACATCTGGCAAGAAAGCTAAGCTGTTAGCACAAGCTACTGCTACATGCTCGTTACATCTATTGGAAAAGGTTAAAGCATATCCACGAAAACTTATCATAAGTTTCGGTAATGCAGCTACATGGGCTCTTACAGGTAATTATGGGCTCAAGATCACACAGATCAGGGGTCGATTAATAAAAAGCCCTCTTGCTTCCATTGGTATTTTACCAATTGTACATCCTGCTGCGTTAATGAGAGGTACTGGAAACTACAGACAATGGAAGGAAGATGTTGTATATGGTTGGGATCTAGCTAGTGGTGGACAACCTAAAGTACATAAAGCAGGAAAAGTTCAAGTAGTACCTATTTTTAATAGTCAGGAGAAGATGGAGCGTGAAGTTGATTCCATAATGGAGTTGATCACCCAAATATCTCCTGAATTGACATGTGACATAGAAACCACAGGCTTAAACATTAAAGAGCTTGTCAATGTACCTCAAAAGACTAAAGCTAAATCACGGGCTAAAGATGCCAGTACAAAAGATGAAGGTAAAGCTAAGGAACGAATATACTTAAAGAAACCTGAAGCACAGATTCTCACAATTGGTATTACTCCAGCATCAGATACTTCAATCAGCTATTGCTTTAGGCCTGCACATTTGCCGGCACTAAAGAAATGGATGGAAGATCCACGATTAAAATGGTGCTGGCATAATGGTAAGTTTGACATAAGGTTCTTTAGGAAACATGCTTTAGCTATACAGGCTAAGGTTGATGATGATACAATGTTGATGTCATATACTCTGGATGAATCTGGTGGTATACATGACCTAGAAACAGTAAGTACAGATGTATTAGGTGCTCCGGATTATAAGTTCATGGTTAAACCATACTTGCCTAATAAGGATTCATCGTATGCATTGATACCATTTGATGTCTTATCACAGTATCAAGCCTTTGATACATGTAATACGGCTCAAGTTAGAGAAATATACCGTAAACGAATTGCTGCTGACCCTGTCTTGGAAAAGCTATATACCAAAACTTTAATTCCTGCATCTGCTATGCTTGCGCAGCTGGAACTCAATGGAATTCAAGTTGATCCACACAGACTAAATGAAAATGAAAGCTTATTTACAGGTGAGATGAATAGGTTAGCAAATGAAATACAAAATACGGTTGGCTATCAAATTAATCCAGGTTCATCAATGCAAGTTAAGGATCTTGTATATGGTAAGCTCAAGGTTAAGGATCTTTATAAAGGATCTACAGATGCAGCTTCGCTTACGGATATGTATATTAAGACTGAAAATCCTTTGTTTCAGCAACTTATCGAATATAGGAAGGTTCAGAAGTTTTTAGGTACGTATGTTATTGGACTTCGTCGATGGC